TGAAAACTTTAATATTTTTATCACACCTGAGTATAGAGCCGTTCAAAAATACATAAAAGAAAAATATCCTGATTATCTTGTAGATAACGAATCTGGAGTTGGCGACAAATACTCTGTTCCGCGTTCAATCAGAACAGTAATTAATAAAGCTAATAAATGGTGCGGCCAAAACATTTCTGAAGAAAAATTATCTTTGCAGCATAGAAAATGGATGGAAAAATTATTAAATTATTTGTCAAGTCCAAGATTTGTTGGCAATTACGACTCATATAACAGCTCTATAGATAAAGAATTATTTGAAGCAGAATTCGTACGTTCTGTTTGGGACAAGCCTGACTTAACTATTGATGAAATTAATTTATATATTAATGTTTGTATGGATTATATTAATCTGAGGCAGATTGATATTAAAAAAAATAAGATAAATGATATGTTCAACGAGACGCAGGATCAGAAAGACTTCACAATGCGTCTAACTGAGGTTCTTAAGACGATCTCTGAAGAATACAATCAGTGCGCTGGGCGTATAGATAAGAGCATACAAAAATTAAACGGCGAACGATCCAAGAGAGTGGAGCAAACGCATCAGAAGAACGCTTCGATACTCAATCTTGTAGAGCTTTTCCAAGATGAACAAGAACGTAAAATGATGATACAAATTGCTGATATGCAAAAGCGTACTATCAAAGAGGAAGCTGATCGTTTGGAGAACATGTCTTCATGGAAAGCTAGAATTTTGGGAATTTCTAAAGAAGATGCTATATGATTCAGTGTAAAATCTGTAGCGAATCTTTTAATAACGATAAGTCTTTTCACGCCCATTTGAAAAAGCATAATCTTTATCAAGCGGAATACTATTGTACGTATTATCCAAGAAACTCTCTTTATTATCGTCAGCAAATACCTTTTAAAAATAAGAAACAATATTTTGAAACCGAGTTTCTTGATTATACAGAGTTTCTGAAGTGGGAAGCCGCATCTAACGAAGATACGGTCAAAACAAAATGTATTGAATTGCTAAAGAAGAGGATAGATGAAAAACAATACCATTTTGCACCATTTCATAATGAAGTGATAACTCTTGATTTACCGAGTCTAAATATTTATAAGAAGTATTTTAGTTCTTATACCAACGCTTGTAAGCTTTTAAATATTGAGCCTTTATACAATAAAAATTTACCAGAAGCTTTTAAGAAAACAGATGTATCTCATTTACCAATATTAATCGATACTAGAGAACAGGACGCATTAGAGTTTTCTAAATCTAAAATAGAAAAAATATTTGTAGGAGATTATTTAATTGCTGATAAAAAGTATTTTACTAATACATTCGTTGATAGAAAAAGCGAATCTGATTTTCTAGGAACTATGGCTTCTGGAATAGAAAGATTTGAAAAAGAAGTCGTGAAGGCGGTAGAATTAAATTGTTATTTGTTTGTGGTCATTGAGAGTAGCATAAATGACATCTTAATAAATCAACGTAAGTACAATAGAAAAACAAATTTAGAATATATTTTTCATAATATGCGTTCTTTATGCCATAAATATCCAAGACATATACAGTTCGTTTTTACTGGCAGTCGAAATAAATCTTTAGATATTATACCTAAATTATTATATCATGGTAAGTCAGTGTGGCAGGTAGATATACAATATTTTTTAGACAATGAGTTGGGAAACAGGCAACCAAGTGCCAAGGAAATCGCGTTTAATTTCCAATGAGGAGTTAGCGCAGATACCTGGATACATAGAAGAACGAGAAGCGAAGTTATTGTTTTATCAATTTCTTCGTAATAATACTACTTTCGCTACTGATTTAATAACTGGTGTCAAATTATTTCCTTTTCAACATATGGCTATTAAAGGCATGTTGGAAAGTGATTATTTTTTAGGAGTTTGGTCGCGTGGTATGAGTAAATCTTATACTACTGGTATTTACGCTGTATTAGACGCTATATTAAATCAAGGAGTTGAAACTGGTATATTATCTCGATCATTTCGTCAGTCGAAAATGATATTTAAAAAGATAGAAGACATTGCCGCCAAGCCTGAAGCTTATCTTTTAAAACAATGTATTACAAAAATATCCAAGTCTAATGATGAATGGGTAATGGAGATTGGCAGAAGCCGTATTCGTGCGCTGCCATTAGGTGATGGCGAAAAACTTCGTGGTTTTCGTTTTCATCGTATTATTATTGATGAGTTTTTATTGATGCCTGAACGCATTTATAACGAAGTTATTATTCCGTTCTTGTCTGTCGTTCAAAACCCAACTCAAAGAGAAGAGCTTTATAATCTTGAAACCCAATTGATTAATAAAGGAGAAATGACTGAAGAAGATAGGTATATCTGGCCTAACAATAAATTAATAGCATTATCTTCAGCGTCTTTTAAATTTGAATATTTATATAAGTTATACGAGCAGTATGAAAATTTAATATCTAATCCTAAAAATAAAGAAAAGACTAAACGATGCATTATGCAGTTCTCTTATGACTGCGCTCCAGTTCAGTTGTACGATCAAAATCTAATTAATCAAGCAAAATCGACAATGAGTGAGTCGCAATTTTTGCGAGAGTTCGGCGCACAGTTTAGTGATGATAGTTCTGGCTATTTTAAAATATCTAAAATGGCGTTATGCACTGTTCCTGATGGTGAGCTTCCTGCTGTTGAAGTAGTTGGTAATCCAGAAGATGAATATATATTGGCAGTAGACCCTTCTTGGTCAGAAACTGAATCATCAGATGATTTTGCTATTCAAGTTTTAAAGATAGATAAAGAAAAACAAATTAATACTTTAGTTCATTCTTACGCTCTCTCTGGATCTTCTTTAAAAGATCATATTAAATATTTCTTATATCTATTGCAGAATTTTAATGTTATAGGGGTATGCATGGACTATAATGGTGGCGTTCAGTTCATGAATTCATGCAATGAAAGTGAATTATTTAAAGATGCTAAAATAAATTTGAAATCAATGGTTACAGAATTTGAAAGACCCGAAGAATATGCTCAAAATTTATACTCTGCAAAAAGCGAATATAATAGATCAGATTATAAATATGTTTTCTTGAGAAAACCAACTTCGGGTTGGATACGATTAGCGAATGAAATGTTGCAAGCGAATTTCGATCATCGTCGCACATATTTTGCCAGTAGAGCTATCGATGATAATTTTAGAAGTCAAACTAAAAAGCGCATTGGCATTACAGATTTAAAATTCTCTAACGCTTTGGACACTGAAAAAGAAAACGAAGAAGCAAAGATGATTGATTTTGTAGAGCATTTAACTGATATGATAATGTTAACTAAAACAGAATGCGCTCTTATACAAATAACAACATCTGCTCAAGGTATGCAGAATTTTGATCTTCCTGCAAATCTTAAACGTAAGTCTGGACCAGATAAACCTAGAAAAGATAGTTATTCTGCATTAGTATTAGGTAATTGGTTGTGCAAGATTTATTTCGACATGAATAATACTCAAGTTGAAGACATGACTGAGACTTTTGAACCTATGTTTATAGCTTAAAAGTTAAAAAGTCACTTTTAAAGTCACAATGTGTAACTATTATTAACATGAGTCGCAAATATAATAAAAGATCAGATTATTGGGGCAAATTCTCTAAAACTCAAGAAGGTCAATCTGAGCCGCTTGACGCTATGTTAAGAGATAACGCTTCTGAACCTTCTTTAGTTGGTGATCCATTCTATCAACAAGAAGCTAAAGCTTCTAGTTATGAAAGAAGTGGAGGAGGAGAGTCTACTAATTTACGCAGAAATTTAGCTTATGTAGGACCAAAAATTTATAAATATGGAAACATTAGAGAAGGAATGTTGCCATTCGAAACTTCAATTAATGGATATAATATCCGTGACGCTATTGAGTTATGCCAGAAAGCTTATGCAAATATAGCTATTTTTAGAAATGCTGTTGATATTATGTCTGAATTTGCTAACGCTGAAATCTATTTAGAAGGCGGAAGTCAAAAATCAAAAGACTTTTTCTCAAAATGGATGAAGTACACAAGGATGTGGAACGTTAAAGATCAATACTTCCGCGAGTATTATCGCAGCGGCAATGTTTTCTTTTACAAGATTAATGCTAAATTTGATATAGATGATTTTCAAAAAATTCTAGAAACATATGCTTCATATGATGGAGCATCTTATAATACGGATATTAAATTATATAATTATCCTACGCCATATGATGTAAAGAATTTAATTCCAGTTCAATACACACTTCTCAATCCTTATTATTTAACGACAAATCACACAAGTTCTTGGCATCAAGTCGTTTATCATAAAATACTTTCTGAATATGAATTAGAAAGACTTAGGTCTCCTAAGAATGATCACGATAAAGTGGTATTCGATAGTTTAGATAATACTACAAAAGAAAAAATCAGATTGGGTCAATGGTCAAGAGATGGACTTAATATTCAATTGAATCCTACAGATATTATCTATTCTTTTTATAAGAAGCAAGACTACGAACCTTTTGCTATACCATTTGGTTTCGCCGTTCTTGATGATATAAACTTCAAGATGGAAATGAAAAAGATAGATCAAGCTATTTGTCGCACAATTGAGAATGTTATTCTATTGATAACTATGGGTACTGAACCCACTAAAGGCGGAATTAATCATAAGAATATAAAAGCGATGCAAAATCTTTTGAGCAATCAATCTGTTGGTCGCGTTCTTGTTGCAGACTATACAACAAAAGCTGAATTCATTATTCCTGATATGAATAAAGTTTTGGGATATGAGAAGTATAAAGTAGTGAATGAGGACATCAAAGAAGGATTGCAGAACATACTTATTGGTTCAGAAAAGTTTGCAAACACAACTGTAAAAGCCCAAGTATTTTTTGAAAGACTAAAAGAAGCTAGAAAAGCTTTCTTGAATGATTTCTTACAGCCTGAAATGGAATTAATTTTTCGCAACTTGGGATTTAAAGGTAAATGCCCTATTGCTAAGTTTGAAGAAGTATCTATTAAAGATGAGACTCAATTTAATCGCGTGGTCACGCGCATGATGGAGCTTGGAATACTACCTCCAGAAGAAGGTTTGAGAGTAATTGAAACTGGTATTTATCCAACTCAAGAAGAGTTAGGAGCGGCTCAAGCCAAGTTCGTAGAAGAAAGAAAGAAGGGATATTATAATCCAATTGTTGGCGGCGTTCCTGTTATTCCTCCTCCAGTATCTGAAGCGCCAGGAGTTAAACCTGTAATGAAAAAAACAACGACTCCAACTGAAAAAGGTCGTCCTGTTGGATCTAACGCTTCTATTTATGCAAAAGATGCAATCGCTAAAGTAATGGATAAAACAAAAGATTTATATTCTATTGTGGAAGTTGGTTTGAAAAAGAAATATTCTAAAAAATCTTTAAACGCTGAACAAAATAAATTAGCCCAAGGAATTTCTGAAGCAATTATATTAGGATCTCAGAGCGAATCTTGGATATCTTTAGCTACAGAAGTTCTAAACGATCCTAGCAAATTAGATAAATTAAATATATTGAGTGAGATACAAACTACTGCTGGCGAACATGATTTAGACACATATGCAGCAGCACTTTTATATCACAGTACTAAGTATTCCGTGTAAAATCTAATTATATGTTCCTTTATAGAACTAAATTTGACAATATAGTTACAGCTTCATTGAATTTTGATAACAATGTTCTATTGTCTCAAGCTTCATTGGAACCGCTTAAGTCAATTATACCTTCTTCAGTTAATTTAGAAAAGAATATTGATTTAGTTGGCGCTGCATTTAATGCTGCTGTTGTAAATCGTTTTAATAAAAATGGTGATGGTATTGACACTAACACTGCTATTGCATTTAAAAACTATTTCATTCACAAGCCAACAAATATTGAACACAAGAAACAAAGAGTAGTTGGGCATATTGTTAATTCGGCTTTTTCTTCTTATGGAGAGAATAAAATATTATCTGACGAAGATGTAAGAGGAAGTCTTAGTCCATTTAATATTGCTTTGGCGGCTGTTGTATATAAAACAGTTGATCGCGATTTTGCAGACGCACTAATGGACTCTAACGATCCTAATTCCGCATTATACGAAAAGATTAGTGCAAGTTGGGAAATTGGATTTAATGAATACTTTGTTGCAGTTGGAAGCTTAGATTTAAAACAAGCAGAAATCATTACTAAAAAAGAACAAATCGATGAATTCAAGAAATATTTAAAAGGCTTTGATGGATCTGGGTATATGAATGATGGAACTCCAGTATATCGTTTAGTTACTGGACGTATTTATCCTTTAGGGATTGGATTTACCACTAATCCTGCTGCTGATGTTCAAGGAGTAGTAATTGATGATGGAACGTCTGCTATAGAAGTGGACAACGAAAAAGAAGAAATATAAACAGAAGAAGCTGAGTTTTACGAAATCAATTCTATAGAATTACTAAATTTTAACAATAAAATATTTTCACAAAAAGAAAAACAACCTGTAAATATTACCAAAACAAAAATTATGGATTTAGAACAAATACTATCTGCATTAAAAACAGTTCTAGCTGAAAAGCAAGACACTGCCAAGTTTAGTGATGAAGCCGTAGCTTCCATTTCAGCTAAGATCGCTGAGAGCATTAAACTAAAGAGTGACGAAATGAAGTTGGAGATGGAACACGCTGAAGTCGCTAAGGCTGAAGCTATCGCTCAAGCTGAAAAATTCAAGAAAGATCTTGAAGACAATAATAAAAAACTTTCTGAGACTGTCGCTAAACTCGCAGAACTCGAAAGCACAATTTCCGCTCAAGCTTCTCAAGAACTTTATAGTTCAAGAATGAGTTTCCTAGATACTGATTATGATCTTGATGAGATTGATCGTCAGTTTCTAGCTAAAGAAGTATCTGCTTTAGCAAACACAGAAGAGGCGTTTGCTTCTTATAAAGAAAAGCTCGCTGTTCTTTTTAGACACAAGAACAAAGCTTCAAAGCAAGATCAAGATAAATTTTTCCAAGAACGTCTAGAAGCCGAATTGGC